AGTGCAGGCTCATCCCACACACCGGCATCCATCATAGCCTGTTTTCGTTCTGGTGTCACATAGACTTCTTTGCGCGTTGAAACGGGCGCGTGCTCGCGGCTGTTTCCCGTGGGCGGAGCCTTGCGGCGAGCCGCCGCCGGTTCAGGGGCTTCGTCTTCCTGCGCGGCGGGAGCGCCGCCCAAGCGAGTGGACACGCGACGTGTCAGCTCGTGCCAGTAGTCCGGCTGCTTGGGGTCGTAACCCTGAGACACCAGACCGTCGTCGATCGCCTTGGTGATGCGGCTGTCCTCGTCACGCCCGCTGGGGTCGTACCAAGGATTGGCCGTCAGCCACTCCTGAGCCAGAGACCGCACGCGCGGGTCCGGGCCGGGGTTGGCCGCCTGATGGCGAACCTGCTCAACCTTCTGTTTCGACTGAGACAAGTCCCACGCGCGCCGGTTGGCCTCATCGCGCAGGCGCAGTGCCGTCGCCATGTCGTCGCCGTTACCGGCCTCAACGGCCCGAGCCATGATCTGCTCGGCCTGCTGGGCGTCGCGCAGGGCTTCCTGCATGCGCTGGTCAATGCTCTGCACGTTCGTGGTCAGGGCGTGACCCTCGACGGCGGACACGCGCCGCATCAGGTCATTGTTCTGCTCGCGCAGAAAATGAAGCTCGCGCTCGGCGTGGTCCTTGGCCCGCTTGCGGACTTCGCGCCGCTTCAGGCGCCGCTTGCGGTTGGGCGATATGTCGTCTTCGCTGTCGTCCTGACTTTCAGCGAGGCGCGCGTCGCCCTCGTCCTTGTCGTCGTCATCGTCGTCGTCCTCGGCTTCCGCCTCGGCTTCCGTCTTCGTATCTGTTTTGCCCTCGTCCTTGGGGGGCGTCTCTACGGCTATCAGTTCGTCTTCGTCTTTTTCAATTAGTTTTTCGTCAGCCATGACCGGCTCTCCTTTGCAGCCTTATAGGAAGGCCTTGATGGCCAGCGGATCGCCGGTCACCTTGCCTACTAGGTCGAGATCATTGAAAATCACCAGCACGGCTTCTTCGTCGTCTGATGTCTTTACCGTCCACCGATCGCCGCCGTAGCGGGGCACGCGCACGAAGTCTCCGGGCACGCACCACGAGCCCTCTGGCCAGCTCTCCATGGTGTTACGGTTCTTGAAGGCCAAGCTGCCTACACTAACGACTTTGGCGACTTGGGTGTTGGCGTGCTCAATCTCGCGGCTCTCGGCCACTAGAATGATGCCGCCCGAGGTGGTCTTCTTGGCCGTCCTGATCTGAACCAGAACGCGGCTACCAAACGGCGCCACGCCCGGGTCGCAGGCCGGAAAGGCCTCGTCGACGTCGGTTGTCTTATTGGCTTGCATTGGTGCTCCCTCTTGCAAGTAATGGTTAAAGATCAAAGTCCTTCCGTTCCCGTTCCGCCACGAGACCGATGATGAGGTCTTTGGCGTGCTCAAGTCCGGCGTACATCCCGACAGCGCGTCCATACTCGAACACGTCACGCCCGGCAGGCTTCATCAGGCTATCTTTCGCAAGCGTGGCCTGCGCGTCCTCGATAACCCGAAGCAGTGTGGCAATGTTCAAGCAGGCGTCTTCTTCGTCGGCGCCTTGCTCATCGGCTCAATCGGCAGGCCCATGGCCATGCGCTTGTGCTGGTTGATGATGTCGCCGCCCTTGACGGGGGCGCCCTTGGGGTTGCTGTCGTTCTTGGCCATATTCATTCTCCTTACGGGTTGATACCGGTGCCGGTGCTGACCGCAATGTTCTCGCCGCTCACCACTTCGAGGTTGGCGATCTCCAAGGCGGTCTGGTTGTCTTCGTTGTTCATCTGCTGGCGCGCTGCGAGCTCGGCCTGCGTGCGCCGTTCCTCGTACGCCTGACGAGCCGCCTCGACCTGAACCTTCTGCAGCAGAGCCGCGTTCTTGAGCTGCAGATCCTGCTGGTCGAGCTGGAGCTGCGCCTGATCGGCCTGCGCCTGAGCCTGCGCCTTCTGGCCATCGAGCTGGGCCTTCTGCCCGGCGATCTCCTTGCGGACGTTGATGTCGGCCATGGCCGCCTGAGCCGCCGGATCCATCTGCGGCTGCGGCGCGAACTGCTGCATGATCTGCTGCGCCTTCTGGATGGCGGGCGGCAGGGTCTGGAAGACGCCGACAGCGCGATCCGAGACGAGGTGCGACGCCTCGGCCAGCATGCGGTCGAAGGCGCGCTTGTCCTCGGGCGTCTTGTTTTCCTTCATCATGTCGCCGATGTCCTCGCCCGTCGTCTCGGTGCCCACGTTGAACACGGAGACGGCGTACCACCACGCAATGTGCTCCTTGATGTGGTTCAGCATGGCCGGGATATAGGCCGGGGCGATGAGCGGGTTCATGCCCAGCGCCGGGTTCATCATGTAGCTCAAGTGCGTCTTGAGGTGGGCGATGTGATCCTGATCGGGGAAGGCCACGACGGGCTTGCCCAGCGTCGCCTTGACGTTCTCGGACACGGCGTTCTCGGAGTGCGGATCGACGGACGGGTTCAGAAGATCCTTGGCGTTCGGAACCTTCATCGTCTCGAGGATGCGCTCCTCGACCTTGCGCGCATTGTAGAGCTGCGGCACGGCGGCGGCGCGCTGGGCGATCGCCTGTATCTGCGCATACCGCTGCGCCTCGGAGAAGATGTTCGGGTCGGACACCGGCACCACGTCCAGCGGGCCCTCGAAGTCCTTGCGCGTGGCGAGCTCCTCGCCGATCTCGGCCTCGATGGCCTCGTCGTCCAGATACATGCCATTGAGGCGGTGCAGGATGCGCAGCACGCGCCCCATGGCATTGTGCAGGCGGCCGTGGATGGCGCTGAAGACCACCATGCCCTGCTCGACACGCGCCAGCGTCGTCCCGACGGGCGTGTTGGCGTTCTGGTCGGCCATGTCGTCCAGCGTCGTGCGGACGACGCCCTTGCCCGCGTCAACCAGCACGCCCAAGAGCTGCAGCAGTACGCCGCTGGGCGGATTGTACGGCAGGGGCATGGCCAGCTTGCGGACGTCGTCCACATTCAGGCCGCCCTCGATCTCGAGCACCTGCGTCGGCTGGATCTCAAGCGTCTGGCCGCCGCGCGTGCCGCCCTTCAGCTTGAGCATCGTCTGCGAATTGGAGATGTGCGCGCTGTCGAGCAGGGCGCGCAGCGCCCCGGTCGCGGCGGCGCTGAGGCCGCCGATCATGTGCGGCAGGCCGATGGGGTAGGCGCCGCGCCACGGCACGAAGGGGAACTCGACGAACCACTCGAGCTCCTCCTTGCTCTCGTCCAGCTCGTCCCAGTTGCGGTAGATGCTCAGGATTTTGCGGGAGAGCTTGTCGATCGTGAGGATGTAGGGCGCGGGCTCGACGTCCACGTCGTCGTCGGCGTCCTGCCCCTCGAGGCTGGCGATGGCGTAGATCTCGTAGACCGTGCGCAGGCCGTCCTCGTTGTAGCTGGTCTCGCTGCGCCCCTCGATCTTGTCATTGGCCTTGGAGGCGTCGCTGAAGTCCGGGTCGGCGCTGGCGGGCACGACGTCCACGTCGCGGTACATGCCGCTGCGCACGCGCTGCTTGTAGTCGAGCTGCGTCAGGTACTGCACATGCGTGCGGCGCTGGGCGCTGTAGAAGTTCGTCGCCGCGAAGGGCAGGTACATGTCGTCGATCGGCACGAACAGGAAGCCGGGGCGGTTGCGGCTCTCGGCCCAGCTCATCTTCAGGTACTGGGCGCCGCCCAGTGGCACCTGCGTCAGGAGCTGCTCGATCTCGGCGCGGAACTCGGGCGCCTGCACCGTGAGCTGCCAGTTCATGTAGGCAGTCTTGCGGTGCGCCTTCTTGAGGCGGGGCATCGTGATCTCGCCGGGGATGAAGTCCTTGGCGGGACCGTTGGCGGGCATGAGCTCCTTCATGGCGCGAGCCGCGAAGTCGATGCAGGCCTCCGTCATCATGGGGTGCACGACCTTGGATGCGCCTTGGAACTGAGCTCCGCCGGGTGCGTCATTGCCCAGCCCAGTGCGGCGCAGGCCCTCCTCGTACTGCTCGTCGCGCTTCTTGCGCGCCTCGCGGTCGCGGTCCACCAGCTCGAGGAACTGCGACGCCAGCTTGTCGAGGTCCGGCTCGGGCATCTCGTCGGCGAGGTTGTGGTAGAAGTCGGGCGACTTGGACTGCTCGGTCTCGTCCTCGTCCAGCGTGACCATCGCGCCGCCGTCGTCGGTATCCGTGACGCCGTCGTCGTCTTCGGCGGGCGCCGGGACGCTCTCGCCCTGCATGGGCTGGTCGTCGAGCTCGTCTTCGTCGGGCATGTTGTCGTCGGGCAGCTCGTCTTCGTCGGACATCAAAGCCTCAAGCCGCGTAGGGGTTCACGACCGTGCGCATTGGCACAGGTTCGCGTATGTCTGTTTTCGCTTTTACCGCACTCAGCATACCCTTGTCCATCATCAAGCGTATTGCCTGCGTGCAGGCATCTACATAGTCGTCGTGTTTCAGGCTGCCGCGCCCGGTGAAGCTGCAGAGCTGGTGCACCAGATCGTCGGTCCACGTTCGCGCCCGGCCGGGGTACTTGTCGCTCTCCGGCAGCCACACCTGACGCCGCGCAAACACAGGCGAGACGATGTGCAGGCGCGTGAGCTTGTCGGCGCGGCCGGGGTTGTAGGCGTATGAGGCGATGCCCTCGCGATCGAGCACCTGACGCAGGCTGATGCCCGATCCCTTTTCCTCGATCACGACGATGTCGGGCTTGCGGCCTGACGTCACCGGCTTGGAGCTGCCGAACAGGGGCTTGATCAGGGCCGTGTCCTCGTCGTCGCCGTAGGCCACGTTGAGCTCGCGCTTGACCCGCTTGACCAGATCCGGCAGGCCGAGCTGCTCCTGCCAGCAGTCCAGCAGCAGGACGTGGGCGCGCTCGTCCACGCTGCCGTCAGGCATGCGGACCTTGTGCTTGAAGCCGCCGAAGACGGCGCAGGCGCTGTAGTCGGGGTCGTGGCTCTTGCGGTCGGTGGTCGCCTCGGTGAACGCCGTGTCGAGCGACAGGACGACCCAGTCGAACACCGGCAGCAGCTTCTTGGCGGGCCAGAGGCGCAGCCAGCTCCGCTTGATGACGCCGCTGTTTTCCTCGGAGATCAGCTCCCCGTGCAGCTCTTGGCGGCCGAGCGTCGTGCCCTCGAAGGATGCGATCTGGTCAAAGAACGATTGCGGCAGATTGGCTTTGTTGTCGTACGTCGAGCCGCGCACCAGCACGCGCCCGGCCTTGGGCGCCGTGAGCTTGCGCACCAGCTCGATCGGCTTGGGCGTGGTGGTCCACATGACGCGCGGCCGGGGGCCGAGGCGCAGGCCGAACATGGCCATGTCCCAAGTCTCCTCGGCGTACTGCCACGCCGCGAGCTCATCGGCCCAGATGTCCGCAAACTGCGGGCCGCGCAGGCGCTCGGGCTTCTCGGCGGAAAAGCCCCTGATCATGGCGGTCTTGCCGCCCAGCGTGCGCAGCTTGAGCGTCAGGTCGGTGGACGAGTAGTTTTCTACCAGCGCGGGCGGGATGACGTTGAGCAGCCCGGCCGGGCCCTCGAAGCAGGTGAACTTCACGTCCGAGAAGGTGGGCGCGATCACCGCGCGGTCGAAGGCGTCGGGATCCTCGATCGCGGCCGCGCCCAGCCACTCGGCGCCGGTGCGGGTCTTGCCAAATCCGCGCCCGGCCATGCTGCCGAGCTCGGTCCAGTCGCCCTCGGGCGGGATCTGGTTGGCGCGCGCCGTGTCGAGCCAGCGTTCCTGCCAGATGTAGTAGCGCAGGACGTGCGGCGGCAGCGTGGCCAGTTGCGTGTGGGTCAGATCCTCGAGCCTCAAGGCTGGGCCTTGGGTTTGGGCGAAACCTCGCCGGTAATCCTCGCCGGGCCCTCGCCGGGCTTACCGGCGAGCTTTCCCTCGATCTGCATCTGCTTCTTGCGGCCGCGCAGGAGGCCCAGCAGCTCGGTCGCCAGCTCGGAGCCCTTGTCCTCGATCACGATGGGATTGTCGGCGTCGCCTGTTAACGTGAGCTTGTCGCCGTATCTGGGCGACCACTTGGCCAGCAGCTTCAGATCCAGCTCCACGATGAGCCTGTCGCGCTGCACGTCGCCGGTCGTCTCGCCCCGGCCGCGCGCCGTCTCGCGGGCGGTGATGGCGATCTGGTCGTGGCCTGCGGCACGCGCGCGCGTGTACGCGAGAGCTAACTCTTCGTCTTCGCGCACCCACGCGTACCACGAGACGTAATGGATATTGGCGTCGCGCAGGAGCGGCGCGAGCAGATCGCCCAGCGCAATACGCTCCAGCAGCGTCTTGATCAGCTCGGGGTCTTTCTTGCTCGGGTATGGCATATGCTCTGTCCGCATCGCTCTGTCTCACGATCAGATAGCACCGAGCGATCGCCGCTACAAGCTCCAGCCCACCTTGCAATAAACTGCAAGCACACCGCGTCACGACGCAACACCACGACGCAACACCACGCTGCAACAGATGCAACAAGGTGCAACAGTTGCATCCGTTGTTGCAAGTGGAAGGAAACTACATGGCCGAATAACAACGCAACAACCCAGCGCCAGCGGCGCAACGCAACGCAACCTCAGCTCGATGCAACATGCAACGCAACGGGATCCCCCTTAAGGGGGAACCCCCAAGTGTTGCATTGCGTGTTGCAGTTTTCGCCTGCTGCAACAAATGCAACAAGGTGCAACAGTTGCATCTGTTGCAATTGTTGGCTACCGAATGATTGCACTATTTACGCCGCATGACCCGGTCGTTTGCAGAAAATTGCAAACTGTTAAACTGGATAAACTGGCGTCCAGAATAATATGGTCGTCCACATTACCGCGCGCAGTGTGCTAGGTTGCCCGCACTGCGGCGTCGGGGTGAGACCCGATGCGCCGGTGTTGTAGCCCGGGTCTAGGTTGCACCCTCTCCCGAGACCCCGCCCGACGCACGGCGCGACTGGCGCTAATCCGCCGGAAGTGGGCTCGAACCCACCCGCAGGCTGCTGATTTGCTGATTATCGGGCCGATCGGCGCCCGCCGCAGCCAATTCGACCAATTAACTGCGGCGATCTGGGGCCAAAAAGCCCTGTGTTTTCAGCAACTTGTAAAATACTTGCAGAAAAGTGCATACAGCTATTGCAACCATTTGG